CTGCCATAATTAATGTTTTAAATTGTTTCGACAAATATACAACCTTTATTTATATAAATGCAAATTGTATTGTTATTTATATTAATTATAAATTGTATTTTAATTGTTGTTTAATTAAAAAAGTGTTATATATTTGTTGAACTAAAATATAGAAATTATGAGCCTAGACACTTACAACGAATGGAATCCAAACAATCCAATTAATCAAACCGAAAACGAACCATTAACAGAACTAGAACAACAACAAGATTGGAACATGGAATTATGTGCAAAAGTTCACATAATGAAGTTGCATTTAATTAAGTTGAAAGAAATTGAAGAAAGTTTTAAAACTTTTGGATTTTTGAGTTATGAAGAACAAACAGAAAAAAATAACATTTTAAATAAATATTGATGTCCGCAACCATAACTAACTGGGTTTACGAATCCAAAACATCATTAAGAACAAAAGCGTTATTAGCACTCGCAAAAGCTAAGGAATTAGAGAAAATTAAACAATTAAAAAAGTAATTATGAAAGAAACAGAAATTGACAGTATGAAATATCGAAAATCCACGCATTTAGCGGGTATCGATGTAGAGGCAATTGTGGAAGAAAAAGGCAATTGTATTTTAACTATTAAAGAAGCGTTCTATGATAGGGGTGTGGATGTATCAGGAAACAAAACAGACGGTTATTTTATCGAATTTATAGAGCCTGTAAAAGACATGGTAGCCAATAGCGGTAATCGTAAAATAATCAATGAAATCGTAAAAGAAAAACTTGGATGCTCAAGTGCCGAAAGTAGAATGTTACCAAGTTGGAAAAATATTCAAATTGATTTATGGTTCGATCCATCGGTTAAAATGATGGGTAAAGTAACTGGAGGAATAAAAGTTAAACCAGTGATTAAAAAAGTAGTTTTAGATATTAACGCATTGGGAATTTTAAATTTATGTACTTCTTTAGAATCGTTACAAATAGCGTGGAAAACATTAACGCCAAGTGAGCAACATTTACCTACTGTAATTGCATTGAAAGAAAAACTTAAAACAACTTTAAAATAGATTATTTTTCATATCTTTACTGTAAATCCGCCAAGATTAAGAACTTAACAATTCCCTTCTTTAGTTTCACTTGGCGGTAAACTTTTGAGGGGAATTTTCATTTATGATAGGAATTTATAAAATAACAAGTAAGAGTAAAAGAGTTTATATTGGACAAAGTATTGATATTGAAAAAAGATTTAAGTCTTATAAATATAAAATACCATTCGACCAGCCAAGATTGAGAAATTCATTTTTAAAATATGGTTTTGATAATCATAAATTTGAAATATTGTGCGAATGTGAAGTTTCAGAGTTGAATGACAAAGAACGATATTATCAGGATTTATATAATGCTACTTCAAAAAACGGTTTAAATTGTAGCTTAACAACTTCTAGTGACAGAAATGGAAAAGCCAGTCAAGAAACAAGGTTAAAAATGTCAATAACAAGAACTGGAATGAAGCAATCTAAAGAAACTTGTTTAAAGAAATCCAATAGAATGAAAGGAAAAAATAATCCTATGTTTGGTAGAAATGGAGATAAAAACTCATTTTATGGAAAAACACACAGCAAAGAAACTTTAGACAAAATAAGTAGAATACATTTAAATAATCAATATTGTAAAGGCAGAAAAGTTTCAAATGAAACAAAGAAAAAAATGAGTTTTTCATCATTAGGAAATACAAGATGCAAAGACAGGATATTATCTGAAATTACTAAAAATAAAATATCAAATTCTTTAAAAAGAAAAGTAATTAATGTAGAAACGGGTGAGATTTATACCTCAGCTACTGAATTAGCTGAAATGCTAAATATAAGCAAATGGACTATTCAGAAAAGATTAAATGGACAAATGAAAAACAATACTAATTTTAAATATTTGTAAATGAAAATAATTAACATTGAACAAGGAAGCGAGGACTGGCATTTATGCAGGTACGCAAAAATTGGAGGAACACGTTCTTCTGGGCTGTTTGTAAAGTCAGACACTTTACTGATAGAGATTTTAAGTGAATTAAGTGAGGAGTTTGACCTTCAGGAGAATTACCAGTCTTATGATATGATTATGGGCAAGGAAAAAGAACCAGAGGCAAGACGTGCTTTAAGTGCTTATTTAGGAATCGAACTTAAAGAGGTTGGATGGTTGCAATGTGAGGAAAACGAATATTTAGGTATTTCACCTGATGGGATTACAGAATGTGAAACTATTTCAGCAGAAATAAAATGTCCAAACTCAAAAAAACATTTATCAACTATTCGCGCAAATGAAATTCCAAGCGATAATATACACCAATGTTTACACTATTTTACTGTTAATCCTAAATTAGAAAAACATTACTTTTGCAGTTATAGACCTGAAAACATTTATAAACCTATTTTTGTAAAAGAATTGACAAGAGACAGTTTGGTAAATTTAGGAACGAAAGCGAAACCGGTATTGAAAACTATTTCTGAATGGGTTGATATTGCAAAAATTGAAGCATGTTCTTTACGGGTACAAATAGAAATTGAATTAAACAAATTAAAATTTTAAATATGGAAATTAAAGGAAAAGTATTTTTAGTAGGTGAAACAGAAACAGTAGGGGCAAAAGACTTCAAAAAAAGATTATTAGTAGTTGAAACAGACGAGCAATATCCTCAAAAAGTGCCAGTAGATTTTGTTCAAGATAAAGTTACTTTATTAGACTTTGTGGCAAATGGACAAGAAGTTACGGTAAGCGTTAATATTCGTGGAAATGAATATAATGGCAAATATTATGTAGGATTGCAAGGATGGCAAGTTAAATAACCAAAATCAAAACCCCGCTTTTTTCCTAAATTTAGCGGGGTAATTTAAAAGACCCCTATTATGAAAACATTTGATAAAATTTACAACAAGATTTCTTTTTTCTTATTTGGAAATCAAAAAAATATATTTAGATTATGAAACGAATTTCGCAAATAGCAAAAGAATGTAATTTGAATTACGAAAAAACATACCGTACAATGAAAGTTAATAAAATTGTTCCAACCAATATAAACGGTTTTAGTTTTTTAGACGTTTATCAGGAAGAACTTTTACACTATTGCTTATATCGATTAGGAGTTTTAGAAGAGGTTATTTACGAAAGCAAAATGAATCACGTTGAAACAAAAGAGGAATTATATGAACAGTTTAGAGAATTTAAATTAAAAACTTATACGAGATGACCCTAAAAAAAACAGGATTACCAATAAAACCGCAAACAATTTATTATGTTAAATTTAGCGCGTTGGGTACTGAACAATACAAATGTACATCTACAAATACATATTTAAAAGATGCTGGTATATTTGCAGCACAATTTAAGAAAGTAAAAGATGTGGCGGTTACAATGGAAGTATTGAAAGAATTAACAAAAGAACATAGTAGTTATTCGGAATAAATAACTATCTTTGACAAGTCGAAGCACTACCGACGGTAAAATATTTAGTAGAAATACTAAGGAAAAAACCTCAATTGTAGTAGTGCACAATTGGGGTTTTTCCATTTAAAAAAATTAAATAATAAAAATTAAAATTATGAAAAAACAACCTAGTTTATTTGAAGAAAAAATTGAGCTTATCCAATTGGATAGTGTCATCGGGTCTGGTTACGAAACACAAGTAGCTGAATTAGCATTAATTGATAAAATTGCCTATAGAGCAGCTAGAGCTAATATGCAAAAACATTCCGCTATTATTTTAAAAATTAATGATGAGTTTAGCGGTTTTTTTACTTATGAAGTAAATCATAACGTAAAAGAATTTTGTTTATTGCAAAGCGCAATGTATCCCGGCAAAGAATGTAAAGAAATTTACTCAATGATGGTGCAAAAAATTATAGATCAAAATACTAATGGGTATCATATGGTAATGACGGTTTCTAATAAGCATAAATTAGAAAATCCAAAAGTATTTTTAGCACTTGGTTTTAAAGTAAATTTAGCTAAAAGCGATTTTACTTATATTTATTATGGAAAAGAAGAGCAGGTTAGGATAAAAAGACTATGCCATATGGCAATGACTAATTTATGGAACTCTACATCTGGGGAATGGTTAAAAGTAAAAAGAGCTTGGAATGAACAATTAGAAGAAGCGGGAAGAAAATATAATATTCCTAATCCTAAGTTTGCAAGTCGCGAGGGATGTTGGCAAGGTAAAGCCGGAATGTCAAATGTTGTGTTATCGAAACAAACAGTTAAAGACGGCGAAATTATAACTGATAAAACAAAAGACTTAAATGGTAACGCGTCTGTTTTAGATCCAACGGCTTGTGAGATTATTGCCAGAATGTTTATGCCTACAAACGGATGTAGAATTTACAATCCTTTTGGAGGTGGGGTTCAAATGGGGTTTGTTGCGGGCGGTTGTAATTTTGAATATTTATCATCTGAAATAAGATAAAACCAATGTGACGCTAATAACGCACTTTGTCAAGATTTCGTAAATGTAAAATGGTTAAAATCTGACACTTCAAAATTTACACCTAAACAAAATTATGATTTAATTTTTAGTTGTCCTCCATATTACAAAGTTGAAACCTATTTAGATTACGATGGCAAAAGCCCAGAGGGTGAGTTAAATTCATTATCAACTTATGAACAGTTTAGAGATATGCTTTTTGAAGGTTACAAAAATGCTATTTCAGTAATGAACGACAATACTTTCTTTGTCGTAATGACAGGTGACAGCAGAAACAAAGACGGCGGTTATTATTGTTCAGATGCCGAACACGAACTTTTCTTTAAAGACCAAGGATTGCACGTTTATAATAAAATTATTTATTTAGAAAGTGAATTTACAAGACGCGCAACCGCAAAGAAAACATTAAATAGTCGTAAATATCCAAAATGCGAACAACGTATTTATGTATTCTATAAAGGTGATACTTCAAAAATAAAAGACCTTTATCCAAATATTGGCCGCTTGTAATGAGGTTGTATAAAGATATAATATCCCTTTCAAAAAACGAAAGGGGTATTTGGGATTTAGACACTATAAAAGGATGTGAAAGCGGAATGTTAGAAAATGAAAAAGGATGTTATAACGATTGTTACGCTTTTAAAACTGCTAATAGATACGGGATAAACTTTAGTAAATCAATTGAAAGACATTTTGAAAATGAAGCACATAAAAAGTCGATAATAAGGCAAATTGAAAAAATTGATATGTCATTTATCCGTATTGGCTGTTCAGGTGACCCGTCAGAAAATTGGGAACATACAATAAATATTATAAAACAAATACGTGATAGCAGTCAATTATCTTTATTCGATATTTCATCTACAAAACAAATAGTCATAATTACAAGGCATTGGAAACAATTAACAGATAATCAATTACAAGAAATTAAAAAATACAATATTTGCATAAATACATCTGTTTCGGCATTAGATAATGATATGTTAATAAATAATGCTTTAAATCAATTTGAACGCATAAAACCATATTGTAAATCAGTTTTAAGAGTTGTTACTTGTGATTTTAATGAGTTAAATGAAATAGGAAAAGAAAAAGCAGAAATACAAAGAAAATTATTAAAAAATAACAATGTAATTGACACTGTTTTTAGACCATCAAAAAGTAATTCGTTTGTTGTTGACGGCGTTATAAATGTTAAAAAAATGGCGTTTATGAAAACTACATTATTAATTAGTAAATTCAATAAAAAAACATTCACAGGAAAATGTGAGAACTGCATAGAAATGTGTGGTATAAATTTAAAATGATATGAAAAACCCACTAAAAAACGGAATTGAATTAACAATACAACTACAAGTATTATGCGAATTTATTGACCAATATCCCGTAAAAAGAGAGGTTAAACAAGCTGCCAACGCATTGAGAAAAGCATCAGAAAAAGACTTAGAAAAGCAATACGCAAAAGTATATGCGATGTCGCCAGAAATGAGTATAAACATTTGTCAAAAAACTGCTGAACTCGCTGAAACTATTGGTAAGATGGATATATCGGAACTGGTTTTATTTTCTGATTTTGCTAAACGATTTTATGACGAAAAAGAAATTGTTAAAGAAAAAGGAATGAGTTTTTTTAATAAGATATTGTTGTAGATTTGAATAAAATTGTTATATTTGCTTATGTAAAAGAGTGGATACTTTTATAAACTAAAAATCTTTAACCCATAATCGGGAGGCGTTATCCACTAAAGCCAAACGATTATGGGTTTTTCAATTTAATTTATTTATACATTATGAAAATTTTTATTACCAACAAGGATTACTTTGACCAAGTTTTTGACAATGAACCGTCAGAAAATTACAAAAATTCAAGTCAACTTCACAAAGCATTATTCAATAAAATTAATACTGATTTATCAGTAAATAATAAAATTGAAATAAATGTAATGATTCCTTATTCTGATATTTTTGAAGGTGAAGCTTGCTTTGAATTTATTGGAAAAAACAAAGATGTATTTTTCTATACATTTAATGGAACTATTAAATAATGGAAAAGCATTATTTAAAAAAGTTAGCTGAAAACGGATTTTCGGTTATCCCTTGTGCAGAAAATAAAGCACCTATTGGGGCTTGGAAAAACGCACAAACAACGGCAAGAACTCCCGAAGAAATTGAACAACTTAATAGCCCTAAATTTGGACTTGTAACAGGATATAATAATCTTGAGGTTATCGATATTGATTGCAAAACTTTGTCTACTTTAAAAGAACAAAAAGAGTTTTGGGATGAGTATTTAGGATTTTTAACTGATAATATTGATGACTTTGAAAAGAAATTTGTAATTAAAAAAACTCTAAATAAAGGCTATCATATTCTTTATCGATGCAAAACGTTAAAAGGAAATACTAAGATTGCAAAACTAAAGGGCAATCCTGAGGCATTGATTGAAAGTAGAGGGATTGGCGGAATGGTTATCGCTTACGATGATACTTTGTCAAAAATTAACTATCACGAAATCAAAGAAATAAGCGAAGAAGATAGGGAAATTTTATGGAGCTGTTCCAGAACTTACAATTATGTAAATGAACTTCCAATTGAGCTGGTAAAGAAAAAACAAGAGTATCAAGAAAATGAAATAGCGTGTTGGGATGACTTCAATCAAAAAACTGATATTTTTGAAATTATTGGAAGTGATTTTTCAATAGTAGCAAACCATAATAAAAAGTACGTTATAAAAAGACACGGTTCAGAAAGTCCGCACTCTGGATATGTTTATAAAGAGGATGGATTAATGTATCTTTTTTCCACTGGTACAATTTACCCACACGAAAAACAAATAAGTCCATTTATTGCGTACTGCTGGAAAAACCATAATGGTAATTTATCAGATGGAGCAAAAGATTTATATGCAAAAGGTTTTGGATCTCGTTTAAAAAAAATTGTAAATGAGATTAAACCTAAAATATCGATGCAATCTAATGAGGAAAAACCAAACATAAACGAAAATGATTTGGTTTTTCCTATTGAAATTTTCCCTACTGAAATGCAAAATTATTTAACTGAATGCAATTCTAAATTAGACAGTTCAATTGATTATATGGGATGCTCAATGCTTTGGTTAATTTCTGTTTGTGTTGGAAATTCAATAAATGTAGAGGTAAAAAAAGGATGGATTGAAAATTTAACCGTTTGGATTTCTATTGTTGGAAAAGCCGGGCTTGGAAAAACTCCTTCAATATCAAATGTGATTTCACCGCTTGTAAAAATTAATCAAAAAGAAATAAAAACCTATATTAAAGAGCGTGAAAAATTTGATTTTTATACCGCTTTGAGTAAAAAAGAAAAAGAAGAACACAATGAGGTTTTTGCACCAAAGAAAAACCAATTTATTGCAAACGACATTACACTTGAGGCCTTAGTTGATTTACATCAAGAAAGTGATAATGCGGTTGGAGTTTTTAAAGACGAACTGGCAGGGTGGTTAAAAGACATGAATAAATATAGAGAAGGTTCTGATTTGGAATTTTGGCTGTCTACATGGTCCGGTAAAAGCGTAAACCTAAACAGACTTACAAGGGCTGGCTCATTTGTTGAAAAACCATTTATACCTGTTCTTGGAGGTATACAGCCGAGTATTTTTAATTCATTTTATACAGATGAAAACAAAGATAATGGTTTTATGGATAGGATGTTATTGTCATTTCCTGATTTAAAAATTGATTGTTACAACGAAAAAGAGATTGACGAAAATACATTAATTTGGTACAAAGAATCAATTATTATGTTTTACGATACTTTAAAAGGAATTATCAAACGTAATGAAGATGGCGAAATAATACCTATGACTGCTATTTTTTCGGAGGACGCAAAAAAAGAATGGATTAGAATGTTTAATGAAACAACCATAATCCAGAATGATGAAAATGAAAATGAATATTTAAAGTCAATGCTGCCTAAGCAAAAGAGTTATATTCCTCGTTTTGCGTGCTTAATTCATACATTTGACGAGTTCTTTTCTGAAGGTGGCAATACTTTACTAATATCAAAAGAAAGCATCTTAAAAGCTGAAAAATTAAGTAAGTACTTTGTGGCAACTGCAAAAAAAATAAAAGTCAATTCTATTGAGGTCTCAAAACTTAAAAATACTATTGTAGCTAATAAAGGAAAAAGCGAAAAAGAGAAGTTACACGAGATTTGGAAAAGTAAAAAAGACTTTAATCGAAGCGAAACAGCTGAACTCTTAGGAATATCCAGAATGAGCATAACAAGATGGATTAAAGAGTTTGAAACTGTAACAAAATAATTTTTAAATGTTACAGTGTTACACTAAATGTTACAGTAAAAAGTCAATGTTTATAGTACTTAACAAAGAAAAAGTGTAACATGTTACAGTTACAGTAAGAAATAATAAAAAAAAGTAAAATAAAAAAAATAATTAATTTTAAACACAAAGTGTAACATGTTACAGTAAAAACGATGCGAAGCCTTATAAACATTGAAAAACTACTGTAACATTGACTGTAACATTCACTGTAACATTTTTTACAATGTTACACTAAAAAGTAAGAAAATTATGGAATTAAGACAATATCAAAAAGAAATAGCTGAAAAAGCAAACGAAATACTTTCAAAATTAAAGATAGTTTATTTATGCTGTGAAGTTAGAACTGGAAAAACATTAATGGCTTTAGAAACTGCAAAGTTATACGGAGCAAAAAAAGTTTTATTCTTAACAAAGAAAAAAGCTATAAACTCAATTTTAAGCGATTTTAAAGCGTTTAATTATGATTATGAGATAACCGTTATAAATAATGAAAGCGTCCATTTAATCAAAGAAAAATATGATTTAGTGATAAGTGATGAGCATCATAGAAACGGAGCTTTTCCAAAGCCAAACAATGCAACTAAAATTATCAAAGAAAAGTTTTCACATTTACCGATGATATTTTTATCAGGAACGCCGACACCGGAAAGTTATTCTCAAATTTATCATCAATTCTGGTTATCTAATTACACACCGTTTAAAGATTATATTAATTTTTACAAGTGGGCAAAATATTATGTTAATGTTAAAAAAAAATACCTTGGATATGCTGAAGTAAATGATTATTCAGACGCCTATCAGGAACGTATTAAAAAATTAACTCAAAAATATATGATTACTTTTACTCAAGAACAGGCAGGTTTTGAAACAAAAGTAAATGAAACTATTTTAGAAGTTGAAATGAAGCCTATAATTTATAATATCGCCAAAGTATTGAAAAAAGATAAATTATTTAAAGGTTCAAAAGATTTGATATTAGGGGATACGGCTGTAAAATTAATGAGCAAATTGCATCAACTTTATTCCGGTACGGTTATTTTAGAAAGCGGCAACGGAATTGTTTTGGATAACTCAAAACTAGTTTTTATAAATGAAAAATTTAAAAATAATAAGATTGCAATATTTTATAAATTCCAAACGGAATTAGAAATGATAAAAGGATTTTATGGTGATGATGTTTGTTTTGACTTAGAAACTTTTGACACGACAAATAAAAATATAGCATTGCAAATAATTTCAGGACGCGAGGGAATAAGTTTAAAAAATGCCGATTACTTAGTTTATTTAACGCCTGATTTTTCAGCTACTTCTTACTGGCAATCTCGAGATCGTTTAACTACAATGGATAGAAAAGAAAACAATGTATTTTGGATTTTTGCAAAACAAGGTATTGAAAGTTATATTTATAAATCGATAATGAGTAAAAAAAATTACACTTTATCACAATTCAAAAAAGATTATGGCGTCAAATTTTCAAACTAAAACGATTAAAAATTACGAGTCTAACGGATGGACGGTATTAAAAATAATTAGACTTTCAGATAATGGTTATCCTGATATTTTATGTATGAAGGAAAATGAAATCGATATTTGGATTGAGTGTAAAGAAGGAAAAGACGCTTTGAAAGAGTTGCAAAAATTACGAATAGATGAAATAAATAAATTAGGTAAAATTGCTTTTTGTCTTCACAATATTGACGGAATTATATATCCAGAAAACTTAACTATTTAAATTAACAATTCAAACAAATAAAATTATGAAAACTAAATTTACCGAAATAATAGACTGGTTTAATACCATAATCAATATACAAGAAAAAGGAAGTGATAGATATAAAGAATTAGTTTTGGAAAAGCATAAATTTATCACTACATTTGTTATTCATAATTACTAATAATTTTTACCGCTTCATTTGTGGTTAGTGGATGAAGCGGTTTTTTTGTATCTTTGTTTCATGGCACTTAAAAAAATAGACAAGGAAACGGCAATTAAATTAATACTTTCGGACTTAAAGAAAGGAATTAGTAAAGCCTCTATTTTGCAAAAACTTTCAGAAAATTACAATAATTCGCAAAAATCTTTCTATAATTACTTCGATGCTGCTGAAATTTTATATAAAGAATTTTTATTAAAAGCAACTCCGATAATTGAAGCAAAAGAAATTGAAGCGTTAGGCGAGGCTGCAAAGATGGGTATATTGTCTAAACTCGAAAGGCAAAAGATTTTAAGCGATATTGCAACCGGGAAGTTAACCACTTGGAAAGAGATAGGTACAAAAGACGGTATTCAAAAAGCGCACATTTTCAATCCTATCCAAGCTATTGCAGAATTAAATAAAATGGATGGGTCTTATTTTATTGAAGACGAAGAAGGAAAAGACGAAGAGATAACTGAAATTAAAATCACTCGAATTGGAATTAAATCTTAGCTTATTGCCACACCAAGAGGATTTTTTATTGTCCGAATTTAAACACACTGTTTTGGTAGCTGGTTTTGGATCTGGAAAAACAGAGGCTGCGGTTTCTAAATTGGTAGTAAAACACATACAATCAAGAAGAAGTGTCGCATATTATTTACCAAATTACCCTTTGATATTTGAAATTGCAGTGCCTAGAATTGAAGAGTTTTTAGAAGAAAATAAAATTAAATTTAAGTATAATGAGCAAAAAAAAAGATTTTCAACAAAGTACGGTTTGATAATTTTAAAAAACTTAAGTGACCCGAAAACTATAGTTGGCTATGAAACATTTTATTCGGTTATAGATGAAATTGACACTTTGTCAAAAACAAAAGCTGCTGCGGTTTTCAAAAAAATTTTAGGAAGGAATAGAAAAAAAAACAAGAAGGGAAAAACAGGGGCAATAGACCTAGTGTCTACACCAGAAGGCTTCAATTTCCTTTATAATTTCGCGGTAAAAGAAGCGAACGAAAATAAGTATTTGATTAAAGCAAAAACAATAGATAACCCTTTTTTGCCAGATGACTATATTGACACTTTGAAGTCTGAGTACACATTGGAAGAACTTACCGCATACATTAATGGCGAGTTTTGCAACCTTACTTCTGGAAGTGTTTATAAGTCATACGACAGAATTAAAAACGATACCGATAAAATAGCGCAATTAGGACAAGATTTATATATTGGGATGGATTTCAACGTTCAGAATATGCACGCAATAGTACACATTATTGAAAATGGCACGATGCACGCAGTTGATGAGTTTGTAAAAATTTATAATACGTCTGAACTATGCCAACTAATCCGAGAGCGTTACCCAAATAATGCAATCGAAATAAATCCCGATGCATCTTGTAAGAATAGAAACACGGCAGGACTTTCGGACTACGATATTATTTTAGATGACCAATGGAATTTTAATGTAAACATTAGAAGGAAAAACCCTGAAATATTAAATAGAGTTCGAGGTGTAAATAAATCTTTTGAAGATGGAAAATATTTTGTAAATTTGGCAAAATGCCCGAACTATTCCGATGCATTAGGCCAACAAGTTTATAAAAATGGTTTGCCAGATAAAACAAGTGGATTAGATCACATATTAGATGCAGGAACTTATGCGGTTGTTGAACAGATTTTTGTGAGTGGATTAGATTAAAACTAAAAAATATGAAAGAATTATTTAAAAGTAGATTTCCATACGTGGAACTACCAAATGAACAGTTAACAGATGAGCAACTGGCAATTAAAAAAATGTACAATGAAATGGATTCAGATGTTCCGTGCGCGCCTTGTGAAGCAGAAAAAACAAATCGATTACGAAAAGTTCGTGTCGATGAGTCAGGAGCAACTGAATGATGAAGATTCGATATTAACAATACTCAAAACGTTTTACCCAACTGATAAAAGAGATTGGAACATTTGTATAGATGAGTTCAATTATTTGATATCAAAGCCATACGATGGTAAGGTAAAATTGAATTTAAACTTTGAAGAGTTACCCGCTGAATATTTCATTATTGCTGATTTATATTTATCGAAATCGGATTTAGTTTCTTTGTACAATCATTTGTCGGGTCGTAAAGTAAAAAACATCGATGTGACTTTTGCAATGCGTGTTAAAAACGATTTCCTTTCTAGTGTTTCTCACTTCAAAGAAAAATATGAATGGATTTACAACCCGCCAACTATTGGCAAGATTGGGAAGCACTCGATAGGTAAACAGTTACGCGATGAGTTTCAAAAGGATTATGGATCGTATGCCGAGATTACCTACTTACTATCCAAAGGCGATGCAATGAAATTTGATGAGATTAATCAAATGGTATTGAAAAATTATTTGTCACTTGGTGAGTATCTATTACGAAAAAGAAGTGTAGAAACAATTGATTAATTGATTATATTTGTGCTATGGCAAACGAACTACAAAAAGTAAAGGATTATATTATATCGAAGTTTGATAGTAACGCACTTGTGAACACTATCACAACTTTGTCAGATGACTTAATTGACACCAACAAAGAAACTATTTACCCGGTTGTTAATTGCGATTATCAAAGTTCAACTATCCAAGATGATGTACTTTTATTTTCGTATCACATAAAAGTTTTAGATCAAAATGATGTTTACATTAAAAGCACCGATTCAAAGTTACAACAAGATACGAACCAGTCCGATATATGGAATGAAACATTTAATATTGCACAATCATTTATTAATTCGTTTCGTCAGTATAACGATTATAATATTGAAATATCGAGCGTTACCGATGTGATACCGATTAAAAATGAAAATCTAAATGGATTAAGTGGTCACGAGTTCGATATAGTTTTGTCGATTTCAAACGAAGGATCAGGATGTCAGTAACAGCCGAAGAAAGCCAATTAGCTGAGCGAGTAGTAGCCAAATCACGAAATGAGGCGAGAGTTGATACGGGGCGTTTAAAAGACTCGATTAATAAAAAAGTTCAACGAGGTGTTATTGTTTTTCGTGAATATTATTACGGGGCATATCCAGAAACAAATGGACGTAAAAACTCAACACTTGAAGAAAATGCGCGTGCTATGATGGGAAATGTTCCATACAAGATTGAAAGATTAGACGAAGAGGGAGATATAGTCGAAGGAGTTAATAAAGCAACAAGCGGGCGTGTTGCGACTTATGAACGTCAAAAGAAAAGAGAGTCGAATGCCGATGCTTTGGCCGCAGCAATAAGAGCTAAAAGAAAAAAAGATGACGAAAGAGAAAAGGACACCCGCAAAGATAATTGAAGCCGAATTAAAAATAATGGGCGATATTGTGAAAAACGAAACTAGATTGGTAGTTAGAGTATCAAAAGATACATTCGATAGTGAAGGCAATCAAATAAATGAGGGAGGTTCATTACGGGATTCAATTTTACCTTATGCAAAAGGAAGGAGATTGACAATGAGTCAATTGTATTATGGTAAGTACCAAAAGCCTAAAGAATTAGGCTCAACTCCTTGGAATCCACCGTTAAGCGCGACGAGTGAATTATGGGACAATCCAATGGCAACGAGTATAGCGAAACATATACCAGAAACGGTTAATACAATTTCAAAAAGTTTAATTAAAAATATAGTAGGAAAATGAATATAACAGATATTTCACAAGTTGCATTTTGTAATTCGCCAGTCACCATAAGGATTGACTTACTTACTGATTTTCCTGCATACGTGCCTAGTAATATCAATACTCGAATTAGACTGCAATTAACTACGTTCGATATTAATGACGCGTTAGAAGAGGTAAATGTTACTATACACCCATTAGACAAAGCGAGAATTTCAAATGACGATAAGTATGTTTCTTTTGAAATTCAAGATAGATTAAAAAATGATTTAGTAAGAAAAGAAAATTTAAACAATGTAGATTTTCCAGTATTACTATATCACAATACTAGTTTGCCATACGTTCAAGGGATGTGTTTGTTTTATCGATACTCTTACTATGCGTATGACGAAACAACAAGCGTTGCAGCTATCGATGTGACTGACAAAGTAGCTACATTAGGTAAAAGATGGGGAACGGAAGAAGCTCCGTTTTATGGCTCGTATGTTGGTAATTCAAATGGATTTAATATAGTTGAAACACCGATAAAAAAATATGCAGACCTTATACCGTACTACGCCACCCAATCCTTCGCTTTTGGTATTAATCGCACTAGCAATAATTTCATTATTACTACTCAATTAATCCCATCCGAAACAATTTGCGTAAAAGAACCGTTATTGTTTATTTACTTAGATCAACAAGGATTGTTTCAATACCTAACTACTATTGGCAAGATTGTCATAAATACAGAAACCAAACGACAAGAAAGTGCAAAAGTGTTTCGAGATAGCACAATGATAAATGTATCAAGCACGCATTTTAAAAATACAAGTATTGAAGAGGTATTTCAAACATATACAGTAAATACGGGAGTATTAGATGAAAGTATGAACGCATTAATAGAAGAGCTTATTTATTCGCCAAAGATTTATTTGATTAGATTTTATGGTGATAAATTTACAACGGCGCAAGTGGGGATAACAGTTGACAATGATATTATAACAATTGATAATGAAACGATAACAGTTGATAGCGATACTATTACCGTTGGAGATGTTGGCTATTATTCAACTTATTTACAAGTCCCAGTAACGTGTGTTGATTCTGATTTCGTTAAAAAAACAATGATTAACGACAAGCGTGATATAAGCTATACATTAAAATTCAAAGAAACGGCTTCAAAAATTAAAAACCAATAGTATGGAGTTGTATATCGAGAAAAGCACGGCAGGAAAATACGGATTAATCGATACTTTTATAAATGAATCGGTTAGTTTGAACACTAAAACACTTTATACACAAGATATTACAGCAGTATTTAAAGGATTTACCAATTCTTTTTCAGTGCAAGCGTCACCAAATAACGTTAAATTATTAGGATACTTTGGTTTTACTGAACAATTACAACCTACTGCAATTGAAAAACGCGCTAAATTATACCTTGACGGAATGTTATTCAAAGAGGGAGTCATTACTTTGGAAAATGCGAGCTGGATAAATGGGACGCCTTCATTGTTTCAGTTGAGTTTTTCAGATGGCCAAAAGAATTTAACTGAATTATTAGGTGAAGACACTTTGGCGATGTTGGGAAATGTAGATGGTAATATATCATGGACAACAAAGAACATACAAAACGGTTTGCAATCCATTCAAACAGGGTCGGGCGGTGTGCGTTGGTTTGTACCGTTGGTTTCGACTAATAGAATAGTTACAATTGACAGCAGACCTGAAGCATTACCAACTGATAATATCTATTACGATGCTTCAAAACCTATCACAAGCGAAAACGTACTATTACCATTGGAGTTAAGACCGGCAATGTTTATGAGCGAAATCTTAAAGCAAATAAATAAAAAGTACGATATTAAAATTGATCCGACACCTTATGTAAATGACGTTACGCAATTGACAGACTTATGTACAATGTGTGTTTCTGCAAATGTATCGGTTAAAGAAGTAAAAGCAAAAGTTGAAAAATCAGTTTGGGACTATGACGCATTTCGTGAAGAGCGTTTTGATATTATTCAAAAACCTTCCATAAATGCTTTTGAATTAAACTATTTAGGTTATGGCGGTGGTTCAAAACACGATGCAGCTTTTGGTATGTACATACAATTAGCAAAAACAAAAAGTACATTATTTGCTATTTCTGGAATTCCATTTATAACATACGGAACTCCGGCCAACTCGTCATATGTAAACAATATAGAAGTGTGGGAAGTATTCGAAAATGGAGAAAAGAAAAAGAAATTAAATTATGCAATCGAAGGAGTTGACAGTCTAACGTCTACTTTAAAACTAAATATTGGATTAGATGTCTTTACTCCAGAGGGTGGAAATGTTCCGAGTGAATTAATAAAACCATTAATTTCTATATTTATTTCTGCAGATAGTTTGAGCGAATGGAAGTTCACAAACATTTATTTTGACTGGTCAAATGCGAATTGGAAAAAACTTATATTAAACAACGTGCAGCCTCAAACTTCGCCTACTACTGTTAATCTTTTTGAGAGCTTGCCAGAAATGAAAACGATTGATTTTGTGAAAAGCATTTATACAATGTTTGGTTATAAGAAATTCAAAGACAGGGTTTTAAACGAATTTTATTATACACAAAAAACAATAAGCACAATTGAACACCATGGTATTCGTGAAGAAAATGACTTAACACCTTATGCTGATTTATCCAAGTTGACAAAGAAAACAAATACAAAATATGACGGGTATGATTTGAAGCACGCGACAAGTAGTTACCAACAAAATTTGGCTTTTGCTTTGGCAAACGGTATGGAATGGGGGCAATTGAAATTTCCAATTACCGGGAAACCAAAGAGTGAGTTTAAGATTGAAACTAAATTTACTGCGCCCGTTTTCAATCCAATTTTATCAAATGCCGATACAAACGTCTATACGTTTTATCCTTTTGGTACGACTGCTAAATTAAACGAAACAGAAACAAGATACATTTACGATACGATTATAAAAGAGTTTCCTATATTTTATTATAACGAAGTTGTAGGAATTTCAACACCTTATGCTTTTGTGGATACTGATTTGAAGCAATTAAAAAGTATAGGTATCTATCATAAAATTAGCTATAGGAGCAATCGAATTTTCACAGGAGCATCAAATTATATTTCAAGTCTTTTCAATATAGTAACTGGTGATTTTATAGACCAAAATACGCTATATGTTCAAGATTATAAAGGATACATTGAAGATACTTTGTCGGGTAAAAAATTAATACATACTATTGATTTATCTTTACCAAACATTCAGATTCAAAAGTTTGAAGATAGTCAGGAAATAATTATCAAAGAAACAAAATATACGGTTATGGAATCAAATATTTCATTAACCGATGGAAAAACAAAATTAACTTTACTCAATAAATAATGGAAGGATTAGAACCAATCAAACAAGTCATTCAAATTGACGTTAAAGAAAGTGGAGTAGACGAAACAACTAAAGGAGTTGCAAAAATGAACTCAACTATTTCGGGAACGGTTGCCGAAAATAAAAAAGTTGAAGAGTCATTTAAATCTTTGAAGGTTCAACTCAAAGAAGCTATTTTGTTACAGCAAAAAATGTCAGCGCAATATGGGGCAACAAGTGCCGAAGCAATTAAAGCTACTAAAGCGGTCGCAGGAATTAAAGACGAAATAGGATTTCAAAAGGATTTAGTAGATAGCTATAATCCAGATGATAAGTTCAGAAAATTAACGCAAACAGCAGGTATCGCGGCTTTGGCATTAGGTGGGGTAAAGGATGGGTTTGCGGCATTAGGAATTGAAAGCAAAGTATTAGATCAAATCATTGGAAGTGCTCAGGCTATATTAGGGGTTACAAGTGCGGTCGGTGGTATGTCAGACGCTTATCAAGTTTTAACAGCTTCCAAAAAAGCAAAGAGCGCGGCCGATGTAGTTGAAGCAGGAACAACCGAAGCATTAGTAATTGTTGAAGGGCAAGCGACGGCAGCTACTTGGAGCTGGAACTCGGCTTTATTAGCAAATCCTATTGTATTGATAGCGGCCGGAATTGCAGCGGCCATAGCTGTTATTTACGCTTATGTTAAAATAACAGGCGACGCGGTTAAAGAAGAGGAAAAAGCGAAAGTAGCAAGTATGCAATTGTCACAAGCTATCGACCAACAAGCACAAGCGTTCGAAAATAATAATAAATTTGCTAAAAAAGGAAATGACCATAAAATTGATTTACTTCGCGCGAGTGGGGCAAGTGAGGCACAAATTTACAAAGAAACAAAAGCCTTAGCGGAACAAGAGTTGCAGCTTGCAAAGAATTTCAGAGCCGAAGCAATTTTGGCCGAGCAAAAAGCGTATGAGGCTAATAGAGATAATCCGACCGAGTTCAACGCAGAAACGTTAAAGAAAGCAAAAGAGAATATTGAAAAAGCAAAAACAGCTGTTAGTGTTGGGTATGATGGATTGATTGATTTGCAAAACTCGCATGAAGTTTCTTTGGAGCAAGCTAAAACAGATGCGCGTAAAAAAGCAGCAGACGAAGCGGAAAAAGCAAGGCAAAAAGAAATTGAAGATACTAAAAAAGCGAATGACAAAGCTATTCAAGATAAAAAAGACTACTTAGCAAAAGCAAATGCAGTTGATGAAGAGTTTGCTGTTTTAAAATTTGAAAAGGAAATAGCAGAAAAAGAAAAAAAGATTAAAGAAGATGCGGAAGCTTTGGATGCACAAGTTAAAAAAGCTAAAGACGAAAGCGATGTGGCGAATAATTTAGCCGAGGAACAAGCTAAGCGCGATTCACTTATTTTAGATTCTAAAAAAGCAAATCAGGAATCGTTAAACAATTTAGGAAATTCAGCTTTAACAGCTGCAAAAGATTTATTTGGAAAAAATAAAGCAGTTCAAAAAGGAGTGATAGTCGCAGAAAGCGGCGCGGCATTAGGTAGGCTTGCAATAAATACAGTTGAAGCAGTAGGTAAAGATAATGCGGCAAGCCCTTTGACTTTTGGTATGCCGTGGTCTGGCGTTCATATCGCTACGGGTGCATTAGGCGCGGCTTCAATTATAGCGAATGCATCAAAAGCATTAAGTGCGGTTGGAGGCGGTTCGATATCAGGAGGTACAAGCGGTGCAGTATCGACGCCAACCCGAAACGTTGCACAAGTAGGATTTCAAGGTAGTAGTGAAAATCAAATATCAAGCTCCATAAATCAACAACAAAAAGAACAGCCACCAATACAGGCTTTTGTGGTTTCACAAGCGTTAACAGACCAACAGGAATTAGACAGAAAAAAAGAATTAAATAATTCATTTTAATTGAAAAATATTTCGTAATATTGTATTAAATAAATAACCGACACGGGTATCTCGAAAGAGGAAACAGAACTTTTATTTATATAAATCGTGTGAAGATGCACGAAACTAAAATTTAGCCATTTTGAAATCTAAACTAAAAGACTTTAAAAGCCTACTTGCTTAATTGCAAGTAGGCTTTTTGTCGTTATACGCAAATGAAAGTTTTAAAATACAAATATAATCCAAATAAGAAAGGAGTCTTTCGCGTTTCAATCGTGAAAAATCCCGCAGTAGGTGAAGGCGATTTAGTTTTGATGTCAGCACAAGAAATCAAAGGGGTATTTTACGCGCCTGTTATGATTCCAGATTTACAGATTCAAAGGATTGATGAAGATGGAAATAAGTATATGGTGTATTATGATGCCGAAACAGTTGAACAAGTAGCAAATAATTACTTCAAACAAAATGGGAATAGTAACACGAATATAGAACATAGTGCCGATGGAATTGAGGGGGTTTACCCTGTAGAATCTTGGATAGTAAAGCATCCAGAAAATGACAAAAGTAAAGCTTTGGGAATGCCAACACAAAAAGAGGGTACTTGGATTATGGGTTATAAATGTGATAGCTCAGAAATATTAGAACAGATTAAAAATCAATTATTACAAGGTCTTTCAATTGAAGGACACCTAGATATGGAAGATGATACGGATAGCCCGATCGCTAAATTTAATAAACAAACAAAAATGAGTAAACCACTTTTAGAAGCCTTGACAGATTTGAAGGCTGTTATTATGTCGGCAATTTCGGGCGAAGAAAAACCCGTAGAAAAAACAGCCGAAGAGTTGGCAGCCGAAGAGGAAAAGAAAAAAGCTGAAATGGCAGCCGATCCGATTACTAAACCTATCGAGCCAGAAGAGCCGATTGAACCAACCGATTTGGAAAAAGAATTGGAAACCGCAAAAGCAACCATCGTTGAATTGGAAGCTAAAAATGCAGACTTGGAAGCTGAATTAGCAACATTCAAAAATGATGCTACTCTTATGAGTGCGCAATTAGAAGAGGTTAACACGGCTTTTTCAAGTTACAAAGCGGTTAAAATGTCATCTCAAAAATTAGGTGATACGCCTAAAGTTGAATTGATATTGACACCATTGGAAAAGAAACAAGCTAAATTTTTAGAAGATGTCAGAAGCAAAATCTAAAAAAACTGAATACGTTTGCCCATTAACGGTAAGCTATTTAGAGCTTGAAAAACTATTAAACGGCAAAACGATTGCCGAATATGTAGGCAAAAACCTTCCAGAAAATGAAGTGAAACGTATCGAAAACGATTTTAAAATTTATCAATCAATCAAAAAATAGAACACTATGGCATTATCCTATTCAAAAGTGGTTATTAGAGGTGAGCAACTTTTACCTTTTCAAACCCTATTATTAACAAAAGACAGCTCGGTAGCTGATGGTTACGTAGGTTTCGAACCGGGCGCAAAAGAAGGTTCAGTTTGGACTGAAACAAATCAATCAGTAACTGAAAAAGCCTACACAGGTGACGCGGTTTCTGACGATACCAATTTAGCAATGGTAGATAATAAAATTATCTATGCTAAAACAGTATTCGAGCAAATTGTTAAACAAACAACTTTGACGAACTCAATCTTTGCAGAAGATATGGGCGTGGGAGCTGAAAAAGTTCGCTCTAAAACTTTCGAAGATTTAGCTACTAAATCATTTTCTGGAGCTATTGCAAACCAACAAATGATTAACAGATGGCAAGGAGCTACAGTTGCTACAAAAGCAGCTATTGCAGCATTAACACCGGGAGCTGGTCAAGGTTCTATTTCAGCAACTACACAGGCTAAAGTTGCAGCTTTGCCAACAGCTTTGAGAGATGGTTTCTTTGCAGCTATGGTGTACAATACTTGGAGAGCTTCAGCAGTTGCAGGACTTGGCGAGTATGTTAAAATCGATGCAGGTACTATCACAAGCGCAAACATTGCAGCAGAATACGCAAAAGTTTACGCACTTATTTTGCCACAAGTTTTGGCAGATACAGATAAGCCAGTAATATTTGAAGCACCATTGGCACACCGTCAATTAATGCGTACTGCTAATAATTCAGTTGGAGCGGCTTCAAATCAAAACTTCTTATTTGAAGGCGATGCGGTTGACTCAAAATGTTCTTACAATGGTGTTCCAGTTTCATTCGTGAACTTGCCCGCTAACGTAATCATTGCGCACCCAACAAAAGCACTTTTCATAAATGCCGATGCAGTAAATGCCGATGCTAACTTTATGGAAATTGGACAGCAAGCGAATGGAGCTGATCACGTTTATTTCAAAAACGTTTACTCTTATGCTCATGCAGTTCAAAACCAAGCGAGAAACGTATTGTATTCTTAAATAATAACGGGGCAGAAATGCCCCTTTAATACCACAAAATTATGGCGTGTACAATCGCATTAACAAAATCACGTAACCTTAACTGTGTTACTTCAAAAGTTGGTATTCGAAGCCTTTCAATAGTTCAACATTTGCCTTTAAATCGAGTAGCTACAACGGCAGGCGGGGTGGTAACTTTACCAGACTATATGCTTACAGCTACTTTGCCAGCAGGTGCAAAAATCGCAAGGTTTGACGTTAAGAATACAACAACAAACTACACCGATACTTTAACCAATAATATGGATACTCGAAGCGGTGGACGTAAAGGTGAATTGCCTTTGGTTTTAGTTTCTGGGACTGGATTAGATAACGTAACTTTAAGCGAAGTTATCGACCAATTGACAAAAACTGAGTTCGTTGCATTTTTAGAAATGAAAAATGGTGATGTATTCGCTATCGGTTCAGAATTTGGCGCAATGGTTCCTACAGTAGTTGATACCACAGGAGGTCAGGACGGAGATTTGAACGGAGTCACTTTGACTATTTCTACAGATGAAGACAAAAGCTTCCGTAAATATTGGTTAACAGCTCCTGCGGTTGCTCAATTATTGGCATCTACAATGGCTTATTAAGTTTATTTAGACTTATTATAAACAAAAGGGCGTAATTTTACGTCCTTTTTTATTAAAAATTATATGAAAGTAGTAACTACAGCTATGCCAATAATCGATTTAGTACCAAGATTTTACCCTTATTCGGAAGATATAATTACTTTAGAGTTTGAAAATGGTTTTATAATTCCATTTACTTGGGTAATAGGTGGTAATTTATTAACTTTGACACTAACAGAAACGAGCCAATTTAAACAAAGGGAAAATTATTCATTTACTTTATTTCGTGGAAATGAAATAGTTTACAAAGGTAAAATGATATTCTTAAAAAATGGCACGGATGTACAGAATTACACCAATAACTCACAAGATAACAAAAGATGGCAGTAGAAGATAACGTATATAGTTTCGGTCAAGAAGTCGTTAAAATGTCAGCTTGGCAACCTATCGATATAAACCCACTTCAAACACAAAATGGAGTAAATGCAGTTTGCAACGGTTATAATAATTCAAATTATAAAACTTTACGCGATGCTTATGACGATAGCCCAACAAATCAAAGTATCATAAATTCGTTTGTAAATTTTATGTATGCTGACGGCTTAAAAAATATCGGTTCTGATTTGGATATTTCAAAATATCTTGATGAATACACAGTCGAATTGGTTTGTCTTGATGCTAAATTAATCGGTGGCTTTGCTTTGCAGGTAATTTGGAATGATGACGAAAAAGACCGCAAAATATTAAAGTTTGAATACGTACCAATAGAGAGTTTTGCAGTTGAATTGGAAAATAGAACGGTAAACCCAAAAGTTGCTGGATATTGGTATTCGTGGGACTGGTCAAGAGTTGGACAATATGCTCCAGTACCTTGTAAAAAATTCGATGGTACTTTTCAAGGTGGTGTCGAAATTGTAATCATCCAAAGAGTCACAAAAAACAAATTTTTTCCTTTACCGGATTATTTTAGTGGAATTAATTATTGTGTTGCCGAAGGTTTCTTAGGACAAAATACAAAAACACATTTTCAATTTGAAAACAAGATTACAACGGTTATAAATTTTAATGGTGGGAAGCAAGCAAGTGCGAGTGAAACAGTTAAAAAAGAAAAAGCCGAAGCGATCAAAAAAGATTATACAGGAGGTTCGCCAAAGCACCATGTAGTAGTTTCTTATAATGCAGACGGATTGGATGCAACTACTATCGATCAAGTTGAAACCCCAAACCTAAATCAACAAAATGTATTTTTTGCAGAGGAATGCGAAAGGAAAATAATTGTAGCTCACAGTGCGCCAAAGATATTATTTTCTGGTAGCAATAATGCAAGTGGTTTCAGTTCTAATGCTGACGAAATTTTGGTAGCTACAAAAGAAATGTACAGGCGAAATATTAATCCATTGCGAAAAGTTGTAATTGACGGATTAACTAAATTATTTAAATTAATCGATGTTAATGTAAAACTCGAATTTGTAGATTTTGAAGAGTTTAGAGATGTAGAGGAAGTCGCAGGAGAGTCTTTTGATGCAAATGTAGAAAATGCAAAAGCACAAGCAACGTTGAGAGGTTCAGTAGGTGGCGTATCTTCAATATTAGAGATACAAGCCGCATACGTTGCAGGAACTACTTCTTACGGTTCGGCAATCGCGATGCTTCAATATGTTTTTGGATTTGATGAATTGAAATCAAAAGAATTACTAGGAACTCCAAAAGAAGATGCAACACCAACACAAGAACCAACGATATGACAAAATTATTTATAACAGCCGAAAACGTTAAAGAAACCACATCAATAAGCGGAACAACTGATAACGATTCTATTTCTCAAAAAATATATTATGCTCAAATATCCGATATGGTTCGAGTATTGGGACAAGATTTGTACGATTATTATTTGAATACAGAAACATACGCAGGCGATTATCTTGTAATTTTCGACAAGTATCTTATTGATATGCACGTGTTTTATGCGGCTCATTATTTTACTTTATTTAATGAGGTGAAAAGTTCAAATGTTGGAAATACAATAATGTCACTTACCAATGGTCAACCAACGCAAAAGACCATTCAATTAGCGGAACAGTATAAGTCATTAGCTATTTCAGTTGAGAATAATTTTCGTAAATATATGGAAACATCAACAATTCAAGAGTGGACAAGCGAGCAACAAGGAGAGGAAACAACCAACTTTAACGACTTCTACTAATGAGCCAACAACACATAAATTATGATGTGCCAAATTCAGGAAATGGTGATCCATTAAGAACGTCACAAGTAAAATCCGAGAGCAATTTTAACGAACTTTACGCAAACAAAGTAGATAAAATTACAGGAAAAGGATTATCGGATACGAATTTCACGCAAATTGAAAAAGACAAGCTCGCTGGATTAGTTGAAGGCGGTCAAGTTCAAAGTAATTGGGACGAAGGAAACAATTTATTACCTTCTTTTATATTGAACAAGCCAACAAATGTATCCGAATTTTTCAATGACGCTCAATATATTCCAGA